CCCCCGTGTCTACCGCTCCGGCGGTCCCAAATACGCCCGCAGACTCGTCTCCCCGATTTCAATCGCGTCGATCGGCCACATCCAAAAGCCCTGCGCCCGGGGCGCCGTAAACAAGAGCGGCGCCTGGCGCGCCTGAAACTTGTCGATGCGCGCGATCGTCGCCGACAGGATCCACTGGCCGCCCTCGGCCTTGAGCCGGCGGATCGTCCAGGACTTCACTTCCACGGCGACGCGGGATCCCCACAACACGGACCCCGCGCCGCCCGTCACCGTCAGCGAGTCGAACACGTCACCGCGCCGTCTTGCGCGGCCGGTCGTCGGCCTCGTCGCGCCGCCCGCGCGACTCTTGATCGCGCCGCTGCGCCTCGAGTCGCTTCTCGCGCGCGTCCTGCGCCATGGCCGACATCACGCCGCCATTGAGCACGAACGGCCCCGCCGCCTTCCACGTCCCGCTGATCTTCGGCGCCGCGAGACTCGCGTCGATGCTCGCGTCCATGTAGGCCGGCCCGCTCCAGTAGACGGCCGCCTCCGTGCTGCTGGGCAGCAGCTTCAGGAGGCCGGGCGTGTCCTGTTCGGCCGCTTCAAACAGCGCGAGTTCGGCCGAATTGAAGAAGCCCGCCAGCGTGCCCTCGGCGTTTTTGAGGCCCGGCAGATACTCGCGGTTGACCGATCCGAACGTCGTCACGTCCTCGAACTCGGTGCTGAAATTCGCGGTCCAGGCATTCAGCGACAGCACTTCGACCGCGGTCGCGCCGCCCGTGGGATCCCAGAGAACTTGCCCGTAGCGCCCAGAAATAATCGCCATGTAGTCGTCTCCTTTATGCTGCCGTGTGACTCATCTGCACCAAATACCGGCCGCCGCGCCGGAACCAGCGGATCGACGGATCCCCCGCGTCGCGTTCGGTGAGCGCGATCGGCTCTTCCCGATACGTCGCTGACCACGTATAGTCGGCAACGGTCAGCGGGGAATCTTCCAGCAGCGCATCGATGCGCGCCGCCGCCGCTTTAATGTTCACGCCTTGGACGGTCGACAACATGCGCGCTTCGACGAGATACACCTGATCCTCGAGCGCCCGCCGGCCGAACACGCCGTGATCTTCCCCGGCCAGCAGCGACACAATCACGAACCGCGTCGCGCCCGGCGGCGCCTGATCCCGATAGACGCCATTCGGACAGAGCGCGAGCAGTTCCGCATCGCTGCCGAGCTTCGCGATCAGCGCGTTCGCAATGTCTGACGTATCCGCCATCAGCGCTCCGTCACATCCAGGCCGTGCTGCTCCAGCAGCCGCGCGAGTTGTGCATACATCGCGCGCCGCGTCCGCATCATCGTCGGGATAAACACCGGCGCCGGCGGATCGGAGATTTCACCCCAGCGGCTGCGCCCGTGCTCATACAGCCAGGCATGCGGGGCGCTGCTCCGCACTTTCGCATCCACGCCGTGCGGGCCCATCGCCTCGACGGTCACTTTCACGCCGCGTTTCAGGTTGCCCGTCACTTCGGGATACGCCCCGACGATCTCGGCCTGCGCTTTGTGCGCCGCCTCGATCACGATCGTCGTCGCGTCGCCCTTGAGTTCCGTGGGCAGCTGCTGGAGCTCGCGCACCAATTGATCCAGCCCACGGATCTCAAAACTGACACTCATGCGACCTCCTCCACGGCGCCGCAGATCATCTCGATATTCCGGAGGTCAACATTCACGACGCCCGTGATCGCGAACACCTGCATCCCATAGAGCATCCGGCTCTGCGTCGTCACGCCCGGCAGAAAATCCCCCCGCACGATATAGGACGCGGTGCTGATCACCGTGCCCGGCGCGAGCCGCTCGAGGTCGGCCGCCGCCGCCGGTTCGATGCTGACCGCCGCCGGGGCGTAATCGGTCCAGGTCTGCGTATAGCCGCCATCGCCATCAGGCACGGGCGGCCCCGGGTTCTGAAACATGACGACGTGCCGATAGTCGCCGCGTGCCATCAGGCCACCGTGGGATCGCGATACGCCGCGAGCAGCGCGTAGATCTTCGGCCAGACGTCCGGCTGCGAGCCGTCGCCCCGGTCCTCATACAAGAACGCCGTCAGCATGTGGATCGCATGCGTGACGGCCGCCGGCGCCGTCGTCGCATCCCAGGCGGGATCGACGGCACTGGCGAGATACGACAGGATCGCTTCTTGCGCCGTCGCGAGTTTCTGCGCAATGTCGGCGTCGTGCGCGGTGCCGGTGATCCGGAGATGCACTTTCGCCTGGTCAACCGTCCACAGCGCCGGCAACGTGACGCGCGAGAATTCGAGCGTCACGGCGTCACCGGCTCCGGCTCGTCGACCGGCAGCGGCGGTGCGGGCGCCTCAACCGCCCGATCGGCCAATTTCTCGACCGGCCAGTTCTGCTGTTGGAGATACGGCAGCTCCCCCCCGGCGACCGGCCCAAGCCCGTAATAGGTTTCCCGGACTTCGTTCGGCGACATGCCGGAGGTGATCGCCCCTTGCGCCGCCTGCGTGCGGGTCTGCGTGTCCATCCAGATCAGCAACGTGTCATCGAATTCGAGCTTCAGGTAGGACGGCAGATTCAGCCCGTAGCCGAGCGTTTTCGCAATCGCCGTCATGTGCGGCTCGAGGCAGAGCGACTTGTATTGCAGCATCGACGCCTCCGCGTTCGCATACGGCGGCTGCTTGCTGCTGTTCAGGATCGAGATCGGCATCCGGTAGACTTCGCAGATCTTTTCTTCCGTCCAGCCGAGCTGTTCGATCAGTTGCGAATTGAGCGCCGTGGCGGAGAACGGCTCAAACTTCATTCCGTTCTCGGCAATGATGATGCTGCTGCCCGACTTCGCCTTCTCGGCGATCTTCGCCTCAAGCCGCTCAGCTGACGCGGGATCCAACTTCGTCGGGGCAATGAGAAACCCGCCGACGCGCCCGCCCTTCGCGAAGTGATTCGTGCTACTCGACGAGATCGCCGAGGCTTGACTAATCGCCGCCGCCGCCGCATAGAGCGGCGACATACCCTGGAGGCGGTGATAGATGCAGTTGTAGCGATCGTGGATGATGTCGCGCGCCGGCACGACGACCGGCGGCTCAGTGTTGCTGATGCCCGCGAGATCATCGGCCTGTAGCTCGTAATAGATGCTGCCATCGGGCGCGACGAGGGTCTTGATGCGCGCCGGGTTTAGGATGTCGAGCTGGTTGACAACGCCGCGCTCGTCGTAGTTCTTGAGGACGTAGCAGTTCCCCGTCAGGAGGCGGCTCAGGGCCCACTGCTCGAGGAACTGCTGGTCCGTCTGGTAGCGGTTCGGCCGGCGCAGCACAGGGGAATACGCGGGGTTCTCGGTCTCACCCCAGAACCCGTTGTCATCCCGCTCGAGGAGGAGCGGCGGCGCAATCTTGCTGAGATCCTGCGCGATGCCGGATACGACCCCGAACACGCTCGCATTACTGAGGGCGCTCTCGGTCGTGAGTGGGTCGTTCAGTTGCCACGCGCCCGTGTAGGGCTCGCGCACGATCGGCCACCACCCCTGCGAGCCCGTCGCGGGCGGTCGCAAAGGTGTGGCTTTGATCTCATACCCGAACAGCCGCACGGCCTTACTTCCCGTTCTTCGCGCTGCGCCCCGCCGGCTCATCGCCCATCGTGCCCGTCGGCGACGGCCAGGCGGTCGCGGTCAAATACTTCACCGTGTTCGTGCCGATGCGCTTCCACGTAATGAACTGCTCCGCACGTAACGCGACGGCGTTCATCTGGAACATGGACGCATAGACGGTCGTCGCATCGGGCGGCGACGCCGGCGCGCTATCCATTTGCAGTGAGGCTTCCGTCGAGGCGTCGATCGTGACGCCGCCGTCGTCGGCATACAGGATGTATTGCGGCGCGAGGGCCACCACGTTCGTCGTCGCGATGTTCGACGTGATGAACTGCAGCCCCTTGTAACTCCCCCCGTTGATCCCAATGCCGGGGAACTCGGGCGAGCCGTCGAGGTTCGTGCGGAACGACAGCGCGAGCGCGTTCGTCGGCGACAGGATAAACGTGAGCCCGTCGACGGGGATGTTGTTCGTCGCGAAGTGGTTGATCAACCCCATGATGTCGGCGAGCGGATTGGTCGTCGCCGCGGCGGTCGGCGCGCCGTTCGTGATCGATGCCGGACTGACCCCGACGACAGCCGCCACGGCCGGGTTGATGAACTGCGCATCGAGATACGCCGCTATGTCTTTCACGAGCGAATCGCGGACGACGGCTTCTGCCGAGGGATTGCTGAAACGCACCAACTCTTGCGACAGCACCACGATCGACGCGACTTTGTGGAAGGGCAGGCTCTCCATCGCGAACGCCATCGCGCTCACGGGTTTCGGCTTCAATTCACCGACCCATTGCGCGACCGCACCCGCCGTTTGCGCCGGGATGTTCACGTTGAACGGCCGCTTCTGGAGGCCGGTAATCTTCCCGAGGATCGTGGCCGCGCGAAGCAACGGCAGGAAGTCGGACGTGACCGCCGGATTCACGAGCGGCTTCGCCCAGGTCGCATCGGTCGTGCTCCCGGCGAGCACCGCGGCTTTGAGCGCGAGCGCGACGTTATTCGACGCACCCCAACGCTTTTCAGCGTAGGTCGCCGCGTCGCAGTCCGCATACCGTGAGCCGAGTTTCGCAATCACATACCGCGCGAAGGTAATCCCGGGTTCGACGTTCTCCTTCACCGACACGAACGAGAACGGCGTCGCCGTCTGCGGCACGACCGTCGCTGAGGATCGCTGGAGTTGCTCGAGGCTCCGGCAGCGGCCGAGTTCGTCATCGTAGGACTTGACCTCGAGCGCGAGCCCGTCGTGTTCCTTCGCCTCGTCTGGCGTGCAGATCCGATTGTCTTCGCGGGCGGTGGTCATAATCGCCGCCATACGGCTGACGTGCGTCGCGCGCTTCTGCTCGAGGCTGAGGATCTGTTCGGCTGCGGTCATCGTGGCCATGTGTGTCTCCTGCCGCGGCGGCGCCGCGAGCGATTTGACGAGGTAAATTTGCGCGTTCGCGTTCGCCGGGATCGTCACGAGACTCAGCTCGCAGACTTCGGTTTTTTTGAGCTTGCGGGCGCCGGACTGGAGACGCTCGTAGCCGTCTTTCAACGGCCGATGGCCGATCGACACGCCCGTAATCACGCCGGCTTTGATGCACTGCCACGCATCATCGACGCGCGACTTCAACGGCCCGGCCTCGTCGATCACCGGCAAGATCGCCTCGAACAAGATCCCGTCCGCCGTGACGGTGAGGTTCGCGGTGCCGATCGGTTGTGTGGGGTCGTGGTGATACAGCAGCGGGATGGGGTTTTTAAACTGCACGCCCGCCGGGTCGACCATATCGCCCTGCCGGTCGAGTTCTGGGGTGGAGGCGATGCCAGAGAACGTGCGGCGCTCGGGTGAGACGGCTTTGATCTCGAGCAGCGTATAGGCGCGTTCTAACATCGGCGCGCCCATCTTGCGCCGCGTGGCCGCCGGTCGATTTGTTTCTCTAGGGTTTAATCTTGAGGGTCAGCCATTGGCGCACCAGCGCCGAGATCGTCACATCCTGTTTCGCCGCGGCTTTGATGATGCGGTCGTAATCGGTCGGCGGGATCCACGCCGAGACGACGACGCCCGGTTTGGGTTCGGGCACCTTCGGCCGGCCGCGCTTCAGCGGCGCGTCACTCATCCGGCCACCCACACGGAATAGGTCGGTTCGCGCGTCGAATTATTGCGATCCATGAGATCGACGGCCATGACCAACGCCACCACGGCGTCGATCCGTTCCGTGCTGGCGACTTTCGAGGGCTTGAGGTTCCCGCTGGCATCCTGCTCGACGGCGACGTTGCTGACGGTCCAGCGCAACACGGGATCGCCATCGTGCCGGAGCTGCTTCGCGAGAATGGCCTTCTCCAAGGATTTCGTCGGCGCCGACAGCGAGCCGAACCCTTGCCGCATCGGGACGCACGTCAAGCCGTCCTGCTGTTCGAGGCGGGACACGAGATCGGTGGAGTTCCACGGATCGAAGGCGATCATCTGCACGTCGAACTCCGCCGCCCACGCGATCAGTGTCGCGCGGACCACTTCGTAATCGACCGTGGCCCCCGGCATCGTCGTGATCTGCCCCGCGCGCTGCCAGTCGTCGTAGGGCACATGATCGCGCCGGCTCCGTGCCGCGATCGACTCGTGCGGGATGAAGCACTGCGCCAGCACGTCAAAGCCGTCGTCGCGCGGGAACACGGCGACCAGCGCGGTCAAGTCCTTCGTGGAACTCAAGTCCATGCCGACGTAACAGCGCCGCTTCGCGAGGGCCGCGCGATCGAGCGGCGCTTTGCAGGCGTCCCAGGCGTGCATGCTGATCCAGCGGGACGCCTGCTCCGTCCACTGGTTGAGATACAACCGGCGAAAGTTATTCTCTTGCGCGGGGATCTCTTTTGCGCGGGCGGCGAGAATCTGCATCTCCTCGAGGCTGCGAAAGTCGCCGAGCGCCGGATTCGCCTTCTTCCAGACGCGCTGACTTGTCCAGTCCGCGTCGATCGGGGCTTCATACAGCAGCGGCAGGAACGTCGGGTCTAAGCTGGGGTTCTCCTGCACCTTCTTCGCGTGCGCGTAGAGTTCCCACAGAATCGAATGGCGATCGTAACCGGCCGTCGAGATCACCAGCAGCAACGGCTGCGCCCGCGCGCCCATCGAGGTCGACAGCACGTCATACAGCCGCCGATCGGGCGCCGCGTGCAGCTCGTCGTAGATCACCATGGACGCGTTAAAGCCGTGCTTACTGTAGGCTTCCGCACTGATCGCCCGGTAGAAGCTCGCGCTTTGCTCGTGCACAATCCGCTTCTGCGAATCGACGATGTAACACGCCTGGCTCAGCGTCGGATCGTTCCGGATCATCTGCGCCGCCACGCCAAACACCAGCCCCGCCTGATCCCGATCGGCCCCGGCGCTATACACCTCCGCGCCGACTTCCCCGTCCGCCAGCAAGCCGTAGACGGCGATCGCCGCCGCGAGCTCCGACTTGCCGTTCTTGCGGGGCAGCATCAGCAGGCAGGTCCGATACTGCCGCAGCCCGTCCTTCCGCTTCTTGAAAATCTGCTTGAGGATCTTGATTTGCCAGGGCCGCAGGTTGAACGGCTTGCCGCCGAACACGCCCTTGGTGTGCGTCAGGCTGTTAATGAACGCGATCGGGTCACGAGGGGGAAACGGTCCCGCCTGCTGCCCTCCATGCCGCGTCGGTTGGTTCCGGTTCCAGCCGCCACTGCGACTCTTTCGCGGGGGGATCTCCGTAAGATCGGGCATCGGTATCGTGGGCATCAGCTACACGTCAT